CTCCTTGACCGGCTCTTCTGCTGGCTGGTCGGAGTCATCGTCCCAAGTGTCCTCTGGCTGAACCTGTCCTTGGAAGATGTGGAACCCCAAGCCAAACATGGCAATGCACTTGACCAAGCAGCGCATCTTGGTGTCGCTGACATCACGCGCATTAGGGTTTGCAATCGCCTTGTTCTTGTAGTCCATCACAGGTAGCCACATGCGCCGTGTCAAACCTCCGATAACCACAATACAATGCACCGTCTGTGATCCGTCTGGATGATCCTCCATTGGCTGAAACTCATAGTGCGCATCTGGATACTCCATCATCAAGAGCCTCCATGCAGAGTTCCAAGCGAGATACGTCAAGTTGTTTTTGCTCTTGGCAAACTCAGTACAGTTGATTGGATACAACTTCTCCCAAATGTCACCGTAGGTAACATCACTCATCACTTTCTCCTTGTTGTTTAAACGCAGCATACTGGTCGCAGTACAGCGACACATCACAGAACTGCTCGCATCGTAGAGGTTGTCCTCGACGGTGATCAATCCTGTGTTTGTCTGCATCCTTTTGTGCCGAGATGAATGTCTCAGCTTCTTGCATTGAATCGAACACACGCACTGCGCGTACCCGCTTCTCCTTCATCACTGCAAACTTCTCCTCTCGGAGCCACCGCTCTTCGTCTGTGCAGTCGGGTAACTTGCCAGACAGAGCCTCTTGGTGTGCAGCGATCCGCTCAACAACAAACTTCTCCGTCTTTTCGATAGGCCAAAGAGGTATGTCTTGAATCCAAATGTCGTGCTGTGGGTATTCGGGTTTGCGAGCCGCGTCGTGCTTGCTCCAATCCTTGATGAAGTTAATGATCTGCAACCCGCTTACTTCGATGCCGTTCCTGTGCGCTATGTATGCGTAGATGTTTAGTTGCTTCTCGTCGCTGTCGTTATTCATAACGCCATACGCTTTGCGAGTCTTGTAGTCTTGTAAGACTCGTGTGCCGTCCGGTTGTACATGCTGTACGTCTATGGCACCTGATAGCTTTACGCCGCTCACAGAGCAGTACAGGCGCTCCTCCGTTATGAAGTCGGGATGCTTGGAGTCTTCAAGAATGTTGTGGACTGCTGTTCCAAACAGCGTCCAAAGATTACTGCTCACATCTCTAAACATAATGTTGTTCGGGTCATCGAACAAAGCTGCCATGCGAGGTGGGCGCAATAAGCCCGTCGCACTGAACGACGCATCACCCTTGGTGTAGCTGTCGCGTGTCAGCGCTGCGGCTAGTGGGGCAGGAAGCCCTAACTTATTGGTGTAGTTCATGTGTTACCATTGTTGCGATAGGTATGGGGTACGATTGGAACACATGGAAAAACGGTCTGTCAACAAAATAATTTTTGGAGTTGCGCAAAGCAAGTCAAACAGTCGGCGGCTTGTCACCTTTGGGGGTAAGCCTCGGTTCATAAAATCCAAGGCCGCTATTCAGTTTGAGAAGGATGTGAAAGCGCAGGTAGGGAAGATGGACAACATGCTGGAAGGCGACCTGTCATTCCACGCAGACATCTACTACCCAACACGCAGACAGGATCTCGATCCCAGTATCCTGCTCGATGCGATGCAGGGCTTGCTTTACGAAAACGACAGGCAGTTTAAACAAATCAGTAGCCGCAGGTTTCTGGACAAAGAAAATCCCAGAGCGGAGATAACTATTACGGAGATTGATCACAACGAAATTGGCCCATCGCCACAAACGGGGCGTGACGATGAGCCGTCCTTCGCAACAAAGGATGTCAACAAGTTGTGATGAGAAGTTGACAAGGGGATTGTGACTGTGCTTTTTTAAGAAAGCAAGGAATGCGCAAGGGGGTAAGACCGCAAGGGCGCTATATAAATTCGCGGTAATGTCCATGCTCGGCTCCGTCCGATCTGACTTTCTCTCTCCAATCTCCTTTGATGAGGGGGGTTTGGGGGGAGCGCCCTTCTCTCTCCATCCGATCTAACTATCGCAACAGAGGTAACTCTTATGAGGCCAGTGTACGAAACAAGCAAAGACCGCGAGCGCGAAAGCGCGTTGGCAGGTAAAATCGCTGTGATGTGGGACATTCAAGCAAAGCCAAACCCAAAAATGTACACCATCGACTACTCGTTTATTAACGATGCAGGAGAGGTTGAGGGGTTCGGTGAAATCAAAACAAGAACGCATCCTTTCGGTACGTTCCCAACGTATATGATTAGCAGCCACAAGGTGGCAAGCGCGAAAGCTCTTGCAAGTGCAACCGGATTAGATGTATTTTTAATTGTGGAGTGGTCATGCGGAACCGTGGGCTACTTGAGTATGGTGGATGCCAAACCGGATTCAATTCAATGGGGCGGCAGGAAAGACAGGGGAGATAAGCAGGACATGGAGCCTGTGAATCATTACGAAATGAGACAGTTCCAAATCGCAACAAAGGAGCAAATTAGAAATGGCGAGTTCGACGGAATATAAATTCAACGGCAATACTATCAAGCTGAAACCAGCCGACTATGATCGGTGGGTAAGCAGCTACAAAAACATTCCAAACCTAGATGCAGTTCTGCAATCGCGTGACGATTGGCTCACATACGACGCAGAGATCAAGACCCAGCAACGCTGGTTCCTTAGCACATCAGCCTACCTTGCCAAGCAAGATGCCAAGGCTGCACTGGAGAACAGGACTGACCCTGTCGGGAGAAAGATAACTCCCGATGGTCGCGTTAGATTCAAGACGGCTCCCTAGCCGTGGACTTCTGGGATTCTCTGGCAAGCGAAGGCTTCGCCATCAATGCGCTGTCTGAGGGGCAATCAAAAATACTTTGCCCCAAGTGCAGTAGCACCCGTACAAAAAACAAACATGAGCATTGTCTGTCAATTTCTATTGACGGTGAAGGGGCGCAATGGCGTTGCCATCACTGCGATTGGACAGGAAATGTTTGGAGGAACAGCATGAATAGTAGCCCGTTTAAACGGAGCAAGCGGCCTGAAGTGGTCAAGCCAAAGGAGCCGCCGGTCATACCTGATTTGGAAAAGCCAAGCGAGGGTGTGATCAAATGGTTCAGTGACCGAGGTATCTCCCGCAAGGTTGTCGAGATGGCTGGAGTAGAGACAGGTAGCGCGTACATGAACGGAGAGAGCAAGCGAGCTATTGCGTTTGTGCATAGGGATTGCGGCGGCAAGATCATCAACGTCAAGTTCCGAAGCAATCAAAAGGAGTTCAGCCAGATCAAGAATGGAGCTAGGCTCCCCTATTTATGGAACCTGATTGAGCCAAGCAACGATCAGTTGATTATCACCGAAGGTGAGGTGGATGCATTAACATGCATGGAGGCGGGGTACAGCAACGTCATCAGCGTACCTGATGGTGCGAGCGACAAGAAGCTGTTGTGGGTGGAGGATCTGGAAGAGGAGTTGAAGCAGTTCAAGAGGATTGTTTTGCTCACGGATGGGGATTCCGTTGGTATCGCAATGCGCAATGAGCTTGCGCGTAGGTTGGGTAGGCATAGATGTTGGCGGGTTGATTGGCCAGAGGGCTGCAAAGATCCTAACGATATGCTCGTTGGCTACGGCGCGGAGAAGTTCAAGGAGTTTGTGGATGGCGCAGAAGCATGGCCATTAAAAGCTTTGCATGAGACACGCTCATATGTGAATGATGCTTTCGCATTGCTGAACGGTGATGTGAAAACTGGTGTCAGCACAGGCATCAATGCGCTGGATCTCAACTATAGGGTGAGGGCTGGCGAGCTAAACATTATCAGTGGAGCGCCGGGAGTTGGTAAGTCAGAATTCCTAGATCAAATCTGTTTAAACCTTGCGGCAATGGAGGATTGGAGGTTCGCGGTTTGTTCCTTTGAGAACCCAGTTGACGAACACATTAATAAGTTGGCGGCTAAGTATGTCGGCAAGCCAGCGTGGGATGTGCGTAGCGGGGAGAAGATGAACCACAACGAGTGGTCGGAGGCGGTTAGTTTCATCGGCAAGCACTACTACTGGATCAGATCCGAAGACGAAGCGCCCACTGTGGAGTGGTGTCTGGAGAATGCAACCGCGTGTGTGCAGCGTTACCCAAACGTGCGCGGTCTGATCCTTGATCCGTACAACGAGTTTGAACACCGTCGCCCCAGCGGGTGGACGGAAACCGAGTATGTATCGCAGATGCTAGCCTCACTCAAGCGTTGGGCAGCAGCAAACGAGTGCGCGATATTTCTAGTTGCCCATCCAGCGAAGCTGAGAAGGAATCAGGATGGGACGTTCCCTGTCCCAGAGCCATACGATATAGCGGGATCAGCAAACTTTTATAACAAGGCAGACAATATTTTGATTGTGGAAAGGGATTTCACGGAGGGATCGGATGACATCCGAGTGCATGTGAAGAAGATAAGATTCAAGCAGAGCGGCAGGGTGGGGACAGTTGATCTCAAATACAACTACGTTGACGGTAGTTATCGGACACCAACAGTGGGGTTATCGGGATGAGCGCAAAGTTTTTGAGAGCGATACGCGCACAGGATGATGTGCATAAGCGGTTTGAAAAACCAAAGGTTTACGAAAAGCGCCAGCCTTTGACGGAAGCGGAAGTTGAGAGGGTAGCTAGGCTTTATCGTGATGGCGTGACTCAGGCAGAGATTGCGCGAGCAGTGAAGATTGCGCCGTCAAGTGTCTACAATGTGGTGCGTAGACACCTGCGGCAATTGGAGTAGCGTTTAAACGTCAAGCATTCTTTCGATCTCCTCAATGGCTTTGTTCCTCTCGTCTTGGGATTGAAGGATGCCGACCTTGTCATCGACATAATCCTTGTCACCTAGATCCTTGATCGCTTTATCCACAGCGCCTTCAAGTTTCCACTTGACCGAGTAAACATACTGACGGCTAACGCCTTCGTCTTCTGCGATGCTTGCCATGCTGCGTTCGCCCTCCCGTATGGCCAACCTTATGCGGTCAGCCCGTTCGGAGTTGCGCGTTGGCTTCTTCAAAGACAGGTACTCCTCCTCTGTCATTGCGCTCAAAAGGTATGGCCGCATGGTGCTAAGGGGTACGCTGATCTCCTCTGCGATCTGCTTGAGCGTACTCCCGTTGCGCCTTAGATGTACGGCAGCGGCGATCCATGGTACGCCAGACATCAGTAGTCCTCTGGCATCAGGACTGTGTGAGTCTCATGCCCCGCATCCAAGATCAGCCACACCAGATCTTTGGCGTCGTTGTATGGGTACTGACCCATCACCATGCCGCCACGCTTCACGCTGGCTAGGTTGGTTTCCTTGTCTTCATCGCAGATGACACCCCAATCCAAGCCGTTGAATCGGCGGAGCGTTGACTGCACCCATTCGTTTAAACGCTCTGGAGTCATCGCAT